CACTACCTTGTAAATTTTTGCTAAAATTATAACCAAATTATCAGAGTTTAGCTATATAAACTCGCTTTGAGGCGCTGCATCATTAAAATCAAGCCAATTCGGATTGGTAATCACAGTCAAAGGGGGTTGCATGATCAAATCTCCTTCCGGCAAGTTGTCTGCCAGTGACAAAAACGACAATAAAAAGAATCGGGATCTTGAGATATACGGGGTAAGGTTTCTCCGGCTTGCGTTGCCCTTAGAATACGGACAGCCCGATCACTGGCCCTTTGCGCTAATCCGGCATCAAAAGGCACCCATTCATGATAGAGTTCGGCTGTATCTTTGTTCACCGCCGTTAAGAGAGCCGGGTTTTGAGAGAGATCCGGGATTGTGTCTTCCAGATAAGCCTGATACAAAGCGATTTGAACCGCGTAGACAGGCTTAGCAATCTTCACGCCTTTTTCAACAACTTCTTTCCAGGCTTTGGCATTCATAGACTTACATTCCCATAAGGCGGGAACTTGGATCACTTCCTCTAACCCTTCCGGAACCTTTCGAAGAATACCATCCACATGACCTTGCAGCTGTCCCCCTGCCACCGAGAACCCATAAGGATCTCCGGTTGTTGGCTCCTGCGTGTCAATGATAAACCCCGCGTTTTGTAGCCACTGTAAGGCCATCTTCTCAAGGACATGGCCCATCTCAAAGATTCGTAATGTTTGCCCTGTAAAGGGTTTATCGCGAGGTGTTTGAGTGTATTCATATTGGAGCGCCCGTGTACAAGGCTCACCTAACCGAGACGCTCCCAGATAGAAGCGTTTTGGTTTTTGATCATGACCTTGCTGCAAAGCTTTGTCAATCAGCCCATTCACAGCATTACTTAAGGAAGGGCGTAGATTCAAATCAAGAATAATAGGCATAGAAAGACCTTCCTTAAGTTGTGGTTGTGGGGAGACGTTTTCGAACAGATCCTCTTGATAAAAATCAGAGGTCCCTTGGGTTAGCGTTAAGGCTAACTCTGGAGAGGTCTCGGCTTTAGGGATTTTGTGGGTCATCATCAAAAATTTCCTTGACTTAAAACTGTTTCAATCTCGTCATTCTTAAATTTTAAGGTGATCAACAGAGCCGCTTCGTAGCGGGTTAGGTTATAGTCGTTCTCATGGTCAGGCAGATGCCGGAGTTGGTTGGGTGTGGGAGGAAGAGTCAACCAACTTCTCGTTTTATGGGCACGATCATCGCTTTCTTGCCGGTTCATCCAATCATCGGCCGCAGTGAAACAGGTTGCTTTGTCTCCTATGGCCAGAAGATGGGTTTTTTCTTTATGAAGACCGCCAATGGCATGCCATTGACCGTCTCGAAACACCAAACGGCTCCAGGCCTTAAGACCGGATGCCATCAAGGTTTGCTGATCCTCTCCCAAAGAAAGCCATTCAAAACAAGACTGTTCCAAGAGATCGATTTCCCTCATGCTAAAGTCTTCTGCTTTTAAAGACCCTTCCTGATGCTCTTTCTGTTCAGGTTCCGGAGACTTGTAACCACACTCAGGACATTCCGGTTCAAGAGAAAAAACCTTTTCTTTACACTCAGGACAAATTTGAGGGAGGGTTTTCTTGTCTTCGGCTTCTTTCTCGTCCTCTGTCTGGCCATCTTCCAAGATAACAATTTGTTCAAGTTTCCCATGCAGCAAACTCGCATTACCAAAATCGAGAATCAGGCAATCGGTCTTCACAACACCTGGATACTCTTCAAGGTTAACAGGTCGAAGACCTCGCCCCACCATTTGGATAAAAGTGGCATGGTGGGCACAAGGGCGAAGCAAAACGATACAAGAGGTTGGCGGATGATCCCAGCCTTCGATTAACACGGATACATTGACAATTACTTGCGCCTGTCCTTTGACGTAAGTTTGTAAAGCTTCATCCCGTTCGCCCTTGTCCATTTTCCCATGGATCAAAACGGCTTTAATGTGTTCGCGGATAAAAGCATGATAGACATGCCAGGCATGATCCACCGTTGAGCAAAACACCACGGTTTGCCGATCACCCGCTTTCTCTTTCCAGTGGGCTACCACAGCCTTATTCTGAGGCTTGGTATCCATAAGCCCAGCTGCTGCAACCATATCAAACTCACCTTCTTCACCAATCTGGAGGTCTTGGAATTTTTCCAGGGCCTTTGCATCCATCACAAAAGTACGCGGCCTGACCAAGTGACCGGAATCCATCAGATCCTTAAAGAAGATTTGATCACAGACATTATCGAATAAAGTTCCTAAACCTCTTTTATCCCCTCGATTCGGGGTTGCGGTTACCCCCAACAGTTTCAGATTGGGGTTTAAAGATTTGGCATGCTCTACGATACGGACATAAGTTTCTGCCCGAGCATGGTGCGCTTCATCAATGGCCAATAAATCCAACGGCGGCATGGTCATTAAATTTTTATACCGGGACAAGGTCTGAACCATGGCAAAGGTTGTGTCCCCTTGCCATGATTTCTCCGAAGCATCAAAAACACTAGTCGAGAGATGAGGATTGACCCTTCTAAACTTGGCCTCATTTTGCGCAGTTAACTCATCCCGGTGAGCCACAACGCAGGTCTTAGCCGTTGATGATTTGCAGAGCGCGCCAATGACGCTTGAGAGCATAATCGTCTTACCGGCTCCCGTAGGAGCCACGGCCAGTGTGTTACCGTGTTGGTGCAGAGCCGTAACGGCTCTGTCCACCAGTTCTTGTTGCCGAGGTCTTAGTAACATGAAATACACTCCTACTCTTTTATCGTGCCCAAGGCGGCGTTGTCGCCGTGGAGGAGTGGGAAGTCGAAGGTACGGCACTATGCTCATATGTCCTATGGGCATAAGGAGTTCCGGCATAATACCCTGAGTCATGACCGGCATAATCTTTGTGATCCTTGGTCAAGGCTGTTTTGATGATATTGCGATTCTCTCCTGTCTCTTTGTGCTTTTGAACATCAATGCGAGCGACAAACTCAAGTCCGTCCAGTTCTGCAAAACTTTTAATCTGCCGAGCAGCCAGGGCGCCGATAGAGGTATCCTGTTCAGAAAAACCCCGAGCTGAATTTAAAACACCCTTTAGAAACGAGCGTCCCATCTGAAACCATTGATCGCCTTTGGAACTATGCAAACCAATCAAGCTCCAGACTTTTCGGCCAACATAAGGGCCTTCCAGAACCGTGAATTCGCAATTCAAATAGACAGAGCCGGAAACGCTGTTATGGGTAGCATATCCTCCATGCCATCCCCTGATTGGGTCACTATAACCGCCGGGCTTAATGCTCATCACCACACGCGCCACCGTTCCCTTGGGAATCGGCTCATAGCTGCCTTGAGGTTTGGCATCATTAAAGTCCAGACAGTTAAGACTTTGAGCGGCTCCAGAGGAATCAGAAAGGTTTTGGGTTGTCTCGTATGAATTCATGATTTAGTCTCCTTGTTGGTGCGTTTGAGGAATAGAAAACGTTAAGGTTGTTGATCGATTGTTAAGGGGAGTTCGGATCTTTTCCATCAGACGTCCCAAATGCGGTTCTTCCCGTAAGGCTAATCGTCCGGAGCGGTCTTTTGCCGGATAGCCATAAGGATTGAGGGTCTGACAGATAAACACCCGGTGGGATTGATCTGCTTGTCCCCCTGTTTGAATCTCTTCAGCCATCGTGATGACTTGATCGACAATGCCGGGAAGTTCGAGGGATGTTTTATTTCCCTCGAGTTGGGGTTGATAAACGCGGCGGTTAAAATCATCCACCTTCTCTTCCAAGATGCCAACAAACCAAATGTTTTTTTGGCGGGTGTGTTGAAGGTGGGTCAGCCAGGCGATCATCTCTTGACCCTGCAAACCATAAGCCCCTCTGGTATCCGGTTTACCGGTTTTATCGCTAAAGGCTTGCGGTTCGCCCTTACACCAGCCAAAGCATAACCGAGCTGCCACTGTAATGGAGTCGATAAAGACCGTATCATAACGATTCAAAGAGTCCGGTTTTCCAAAGCGTTCACAAACCTCATCAAAATGTTTTTGACTATAGGGTTGATCGTCCCTTAATGCCGGATTGGGACCACCAATAAAGACCGCATAGTCTCTGCATTCTTTCCAGGTGCGGGGACGTAAGCTATGGCCTTTCCACCCTTCGACAGCTAAGTCCCCCGCCTCTAAATCAACAAAGAGGGTTTTCTCCTGGGGGAGTGTCCAGAGCAGAGAGGTTTTGCCAATGCCGGATTTGCCAAAGATACAGCCTTTAATCCCTCTCGGTTCTGAAAGGCGT